TTCGTAACGGTTGTAGATCCCGTTCCCTTGAGTGAGGCGAATGTAATCAGCCCCTCAGAAGTGATGGCCCCTGTAGTAAAGGCACCAGAGCCGTCTCGAAGAACAATCGTGTTTGCGGTGTTATCGGTACGCTCTACGATGCGGGTTGCCATAAACTCTACGTAGACAGACCCGGCACTCGCGTCAGATCGCAGAACAACAGCGCATGGCTGATACACACCCGATGTCGGCTTGGTCGCCGTAAATCCTGCTGACCCATTCTGATACAACTGATCTAGTGCTGAGAACGAGCTTGTGTTTACAACGCCTGTTACGACACCCATGACAGTGACGTAACCTATTGCCCCACTTGAGATTGCAACTTCAACCAAGCCAAACGCTGTGTCTGCCGCCGATGCTACGACATTAACCTCTGGTACTTTGTCGGTTGTGTTGTAGCCCGTCAGCTTAACAACCTGACCTGCGGTTAGGCTTGCAGCGGCCCTAACCTGTACCTGTGTGGTCTGATCCCCTACAAGAACCCACTTGCTACCATCGTCAAACCAGAGGTGGTAGTCACCTCCGTCCCCTGAAGTAATCCACTTTCTTCCAGCGGTACCAGCAGCAGGTCGAGAAGCAAGTGTAGACGACTGTACATGAACACCAGTATCGGCATCATGGTCGTTGTAACTAGAGCGAATGGTGTTGTCGTTTCCACGAACAGTGTTCGCGTCAATCGGAGTCGCCCCGTTAACAGGGCTTGAAAAGGTCGCAACTGAATGTTGGCCTACGGTGGTAGCCATCTAGCGTCTCCCGAGGGCAAATGCTTCTAACTGAAATCTACTTAAGGTTGGCACTGCTTCGCCTGAATCAATAACGGTCACATCGAAATAATAACCGTTTCCACCCATAGGTATCCGATAGCTTTGGCTACCAGAACCTCCCCAGACACCAGTGCCCCATACCGTACCACTGGCACCCCATGTCTCATCGTAACTAACGGGTAGCGTGAAAGATCCCGTCTCTTCTCCCGTGCTCCATTCAACACGGCATTGATCGGACCCACGCAATGACGCTGTTAAGTAGCCCCACCTCGCAGACTTAGCCAAGGCATCATCGTTGCAGTACAGACGATGGAGCTGAACGGTCATCGTAATGCGCTCCCCACCTGTCCCGTCCGCTAGAACATTGTCTTTAAAGACGGTATCTAGGTCACATTCGCTAACAAAGCTGTTCGCGTCTCCACGCAAAATTACGGGCAGGCCGGAAGAGTTCAGTGTCTCAAACATGGTGGTGGTGTTAGGACTAATCCAACCCGTATCCCACGGACCAGACCATGCGTTCAGCACTGTGTTGTAGATGTAGCAACCATAGTTGGGTATGGTGATCCACAACTCTTTCGTGCCCCGATTAAGGACGGCCCGAATGTTTGCAAACTGAGAGGACGATAGGCTCCTAATGATCGGCAGTATCGGGTCCGGCGTCTGTGCGCTTCCAACAGGTGCGACATCTGCCTCGTTACAACGGTAAAGGCCGCGCTCTGTGATGAAATAGGCAGTGTTGTCGTAAGGGACAATTGCGTTGGGGGCAATTGTGCCTACGTCTGCCGTTACGCCTGTAGGGGCGACCGTAATGTCGTCTTGCCCGTACCCCGATAGTCGGGAGATACCACGATCATGGAAGATTAGGAGCGATGTGTTAATGCTTGCTAGGCCAACGATTTCCTCGTCGCCAAACGTCCTGACGATAATCTGCCCACCCGAAGAACTGCTGTTACCCAGAGTGTCCCCATTGTTAAGGGCAGAGTAAAAAATGCTGTCAGGGTAGGTAGAATCTCCACAGGACCACAGTCGTTGGTTGTGTACCGTGATAACCTTGCTGTTGGCCGTGCTTGCAATATTGGTTGTTAAGGATGTGCCGTTCCACTTGTTTAGCAAGCCACCATCAGCGATGTAGACAACATCGTTACCGCCTGCGTCCCTAAACTGAGCGAACGAGGGAACTTCTGTTGTTGAGAGCGCCCCTGTCCTGCTAGTCCATGTCCACGGGAACGAACCATAAACGCTAGTAAAAAGCGTTCCGTTGGAGACAACCATCGGCTGATTAATCCCGCCGTCTTGTCTCCATGTAAACCCGTTCTGGATTTCGTTACCGGCACTAAGGGCAGATGAGTTAGTGCGCTGTAGTCCACCACGTTTCTTAACAGCACCAAACTCCGTAAGGCGAGCGTTGTTTGCCCTACGGAGCTGGTTGGGTAGAACCATTGCTTCGGTGGATGTCTCGTTAAGACCACCCTCCATACTCATCTGAGCGTCAGCGACTTTCTCTCGCATTAGCCACCCGCCCACTCATACTTAAGGTCTGGGTACGCCATACGAGTCGGATTGATTGTCCTGCGACGAATATCGTCTAGCAAGGACTGACGTTCGATAGACGCTAGAGCCCTAAGATCATTTGCTGCGCTAGTCTCTGCTCCACCCTTTAGGAGCAACTGTGCTGCGGCTTCCCAGACCAATAGCAAATGCGCGTTGTCTGGGAAATCAAACGTAGACAGATCGCTTGCAAGGTCGTTGATCGTCGTTGGTTTGTAATTCACGTAGATGTAAAGATCCACACCCGACGCCACTGGCAGTATCTGAATACTATCCCCTGCTATGTAATACAGTCTTGGATATGTTGGGAGATAGTTCGTAGTCGTTGCGAGCGGCACTTCGGGAAAGTCTGTTTCTTCGTACAACACGTTACCATCGCTAACAGATAGAACCCTGTAGAAGTTCTCCTGCGTGTCCCCTCCACCAGAACTGAGGGCAGACAGCGCAATGGTTCCATCAGATGCAGTCGTGGGTTGCCGTTGAGCAAACTTAAAAAACGGTGCGGCGTTTAGAATGTTTGACCATTCTGCATCGAACACACTGCTCAGTACCGTACTGATAAGCGTATCTGACCAACGAGTAGATCCAACAGCGTCCATGTATTCACGGGTCTGCTCAATCAAATCAGCTCTCGTTACAGTCGCCATTACTTATCCTAGTCCAGATACTTCGATTTACGGCTTGCCTTTTTGCGTGGTGCTTTCTTTTTCGGCGCAGCCTTCTTTTTCTTGGCTGGCTTAATGTCTTCTGACACCTCAACTGCAATCTCGACACCACCAGAGGAAGATGGGTTAGCGGAGTCAAGCACTTCAGCGAACGCTTCCTCTGCTGCTTTCTGAGCAGGCTCTACGTTCCATTTAGCAATCCTGTCCACAAGACTTTGTACGTCTTCTCGTGGAAACTGCCGGAACACCCTCTCAATGTGGGCCGGTGCTTCATTGAGAGAGCAATCCATCGGCAGATAACCGATAACGTCAAACGCACCCGCAGGATCTGTTTGACCAGTTTTTACCCATTCCCACCGCCGATCCTTTTCTCCCCAAGCAAGCTCAATGGCCCAGTGGGAGCTTACGCCTTCTACAAAGCGCAAGTTAAGGGACGGGTGAATGGACTTGAGCCTAGTCGTTACTTCAGACGGCGGCTCTGGAGTACCCCTTTCGTTAAGAACGATACTCATTATTCAAGGGCCAGAAGTTCAACATTGACCATCAAGTCAACAGCAGCCGTAGTAACGGTGTTGTTTGTGGTCACGACAAACCGGAGGGTGTCCCCGGTGTCTAGCGTCTTCTGCGCTTCAGTCAAAGACGAAAGCAGGGACACAGCGGTGCCCTCATGTGCCGTCAGAGCCTCAAGGTCCACGTTGCCCGTAAGAGCAACAGCGGCATTTGCAGAAGAATCGTACTTCTGAATAACGCCCAGAATTGTTCCCGACGAAGAAGCCGGTACTGTTCCAGCGGAAACAACTGCTCGTGCAATTACGCAACGAGCCGGATGCCCACCAAAGCTGTACGTGGTCGCGGTGCTATTGCCGATAGCGGCATCGCAACGACCCGTAACAAGCTGGGGCAGCACCCCAAGCCTTCCCGGCTTAGGTGCAAAAAAATCGTAAGCCATTTTACAAAGTCCCCAAAGGGGGTGAGGCCATTACGACCCCACCCCCCAAGTGTTGAAGTTTACGCTACGTGCGTGTAGCGAGCGGTGTCAGTGTAACCAGTAATGCTTCCGTGAGCGTTACGAGCGAGGCAGGCAAGGTTGCCATACCAGCCGTAAGTCGTCTCGAAAGCATCGCGACCCTGCAGCCAACGCCACGGGCCTGCACCTTCAAACTCAACAAAGCCCCAGTCCTTCGCGTCAACCCACGACAGCGACGGAACGTGGAGCAGGTAAATCGTACCAGCGGGGACATAGTAGTCCATCACGAGCGGGATACCGCAGACCTCAATGGCCTTGTATCCACCCTTGATCGTCGTAGCAAACTCACCAGCGGTGAACCTGCGCTGACCGACCATGCTCTCCATCAACTTCTTACCGATGCCCGGAGTGGTCATCAGCAGGAAGTCTCCGGGGCGAACCATCGCATCCTTACCGGAACGGCCAGAAATACGCTGAATCAGATCCCAGATGTCAGACTCCGTGGGCTGATCTGCGTCAGGCGTGTCCGTACCAGCAACCATACGAGATGCGTCCCAGATCGGGTACGTAGCACCGTTGATGTTATGGAGCGTGTTGTACGAACCACCACGGTTCGTGATCGAAATCAGACCGTTCATGGCACTGTTGAACGAAGTATCGCTCGCCGTCGCCTTAACGATCTTGTCGGTTGCAGCCATGCTGGAAATCGCGGTGTCAAGCGTCAGCGTGGCGTTATCGCCGGAGTTGCTGATCGCCGTGATCGACGCACGACCCAGAACCGCGTTGGACGAAGATGTGTCCAGTACGGCAATGTAGTCACCGACCGACAGAAGGAGAGAACCCTGACCCGCAGACGCAACAGCGTAAGGCGAATCAACGATAATCTCAGTCGTGCTGTTAACCGTACCAATAAGGGCAACAACACCGTCTGCCTTGTTATGCAGAGCTTGCTGCATAAGGAGCGAAGAAGCGTCCTTGATCTCTTCCATCGTCTTCTTGGCGATGGTCGTGAACGCAGCGTCCTTGCTCTGAGTTCCTACGAAAGCGAGGCCGTCGATCTGGCGAGTCGTGTACGCACGAACAACACCAGCGTTGGCCTGTACTTCAGTAGCGGTGGTGTCCGGCGGGAAATAGCCGGACTGTGAAAACGTGGCCCCAGCAGGACGACCCGTAACAACATCGAAGAAGACGTTGTTACCGCCCCAGCGCATATTGCGCGGACCACCGGCCTTGCCAGACTCAAGCTGGGCAAGGAGCGGAGTAACGAGGTTCTGCACCTTCTCGCGGAACTGCGAATAGACGTTCTTGAGAAGGCCAGTAAGCTCGGTATCCGTAATTACGGTAGGAGCAGGCATTTTACTAACCTATATGTGTGAAAGTACTGAATCCAATGCGCTATCCAGCGCATCATCCAACGTAGCCGCCTGACGTTGCTTTTTCGGGGAGCTTGCTTTGCCTGCCCTACCAATCGGCTTGGTCTTTTGGCCCACGAGGCGTTTTGCTTTTTGAGCCTCAACACGGGCTTTTTCCAGTTTCTCTAAGGCGGTTTTTGCTTCAACCGTACTCGGAGAGTCTGATCGCTGTTCGTGTTTTAGTTTTGCCCAATAAGCAAGTTCCTCAACAACGTATTGCCGGACATCATCAAACTTATCAGATGGAATATATGGCTGCCCATTGGGGGCCAATTCCATGTAGGCTTGGATGCCAAGAACACATCGCTCTGCCAGCTCATCAGAAGAAACAGTAGGCAGTGCATCGGACAACATACCGATGGCTGGCTCTAATTCTGCTTCCCAGAACTGGTTTCCTTCATTGTTAATCTGTTGCATCTGCTGAGACACTTGCAGGTCGCGAACTCTTTGTTCAGCTCGCTCTGCACGTAACTCAGGAGAGTTTTCACGCTCGTATGCTTCACGAGCATTGTAATAGTAATCGTCTTCTTGCAAAAGCCTTACAAGCTGATCTTCTCGTTCAGCTAGTCTTTGCGCCATCTCATCACGTTCAGAAATGGCCGACTGAGCTTCGGCTTCTACTTGTTTGTTGCGCTCATCTCTATCGTGATTAGCAACACCCCACTGCGCGAGCTTAACGACCTTATCAAGACGGTCTTTTCTTACCTGACCTCCGGCCTTGTATTCAATCGTCAGGTCTGGAACCTCTAGCTCGCCCTCTTGATCAAAGAGGGCAAAACTTGCTTCCATGTCGCCTTCTAGCACTGGGACAGCGGCATAGCCGTCGGGAACATCAGCCTCTTCAGCCTCTGGTTCCGCGTCCTCTTCTGCTACCTGTTCCGAATCATCTAGGGCGATTTCATCGGAATCAACTGACTCGACTTCATCAGAAGCAGCTTCAACTTCTTCGGTATCCGTTTCTACCTCTACAGGTTCAGCTTCTACCGATTCGGTAATAGCCTCCTGCTCAGTCAAAACAGAGCCGACAGCTTCGTTGATTGCTTCACTAATGTCCATCAAGTTCCTCTATTGTTGGAGAGATAAGATATCCGCTTGCCTTGCTGCTGTTTCAGCTTCCGGTAGGCCCATAGCCTGTTGCTGCATTATGGATGCTCCACCGATAGGTGGATTGCTAGTCGGCAATGGTATTGATGAAGGCGGGGCTTGCTCCTGCTGCGGTGCCCCCGGTGCTCCGGGTGCTCCCTGCTGAATAGCTTCAGGGGGAACCATCGCGCCCTGCTTTTGGGCAGCTTGGTTAGCAAGATCAACCCAACGCTGCTGTGCAATCTGCAACACCTGTGGGTCCAAGTCGTCCTGCAACAAAATCTCTCTTTCTAGTACATCTTGATGGATGGCTTCGTTGTCCTGCCATCGCATTTCTGGGACCATATCACCAGTCCTAATGGCGTCAGCAATACGCTTCGCCCTAGCTTCTTGGTCCTCGTCAGGTGTAGCCATGTCACGGGCAATGGCAAACATCTGCCTGCGACGATATTCCTTGATGTCGATAACGCCGGTTTGCAACCAGTTATCCAGCAAGTAGAGCCGGAAAGCCATCGGCATTGGCATCATGGTGGCAGGCTCAACCTTGACATCGCTTTGTCCGTCGAGGTCAGTAGAAGACACTGCCCTTGCAAGGTCTGGCCTACCCTTGCCCACTGTGCCAAGGGCACGGGGCACATCATAGCCCCAAGCCATACCGGCCATTGAAATCTTTGCCCAATCGGTATAGGCACTCGCCAGTGCGCCAACGGCAGGCGAAAAGACTCGCTCTAACTGCTCACGAGAAGCAATAATCGCTCGGCCCGACTCTCCTGTAACCTGACCACGGGATACAGAGTTCCAGCCACTAGCATCTTCAAACGCTGTTTTTTCTAAACCAAGAGCTTCTTTGACATCGCCACCTACGCTAAACCCGTTAACAGGCACGATGCTCTCGTTTAGCGATCCCGCTCCTCGCACTTCAATCATTGAGGTAACGCCACCAAGGAATGTTTCCGTAGCAATAGCGTTGGGCCTTGTAAGGAATCGCCCACCAGCGTTGACGCGAATGTTTTCTACCCACTTGCTAAGAAGTGCGTTAACTCGCATCTGGTGGTCTAGCCACTGCTCCATGACAGGGCGAGGGAAGTAGCTCGGGTCGCTAGAACCATCGCGAATAGCAACTACAGGAATGGTGTTCCACAGCAACGGTGCTGGACCAAATACTACTTGATCCCCAACAATGATTATCTGCAATCCATCTGGCAGGACATCGGCGTGGGGTTGCAGGTAGACAGTAAATCGCTCAGTAACATCTTCGTCCCTGAGACGCTGGCCCTCACCAATCGTTGTTTGAGACAGCACCCACGAACCCATGCCTTCAGCACCACTATATGTAGGCTGGTTCCCGTAATTGAGGCTTGCGTCTGTACCGTCTAGTCCGCTAATGCCGTAACGATAAGCCGCTTCTGCCTTGCTAATCACTTCACGGATAATCACCCAGTGCGGTGCTTGTGTAGCGGTAGCATTAGCAGAGACACGAACTTGCTCGACACGCAGAGTTTGGCAACCAATATCACCAAGAGGCTTACGCTCTCCGGGCTGCTCACCAAGACGCTCATCCCACGGCCCCTTGTCGGCATCCCAGAACATATGCCAGAAAGAGACACCATCGGTCTGCGCCCAAAACGCCGCTTCACGCGCCAGCCTTTGCATTGACTGCTGCTCAAACTGATACTCAAGGGCAAGCTGCTGCGCTTGAGCTTTGCGTTTGTCGTCGGGGTCTTGTGTTGTTGGTGTAACAGCAAATCCCGGTCGCTGGTCTACGATGATCTGTAGACGCTGATCCAGAGCCTTGTCCACCATGTTGTACACAACTCGTGCAGAATCACGGGGACGCGCTGGCTCACGCCACGGACCTAACCCTTGAGCGGAGATCCACTGCTGACCACTGCGGAACAGGCGGTTGCGCTCTACTAGGTGCAAGTGCTGTTGTACGGACTCCCTTCGAGAGTCCCACAACTGACGACACCATGACACCCAAGCGTCATTGTCCTCAATCCGGTCAGGGTCTGAGGCAGGGAAGTTGTAACCATACAACGCACGTTGCAGTGCTTGGTTCTTCTCTTCCTGACTCCGGTAGTCGTCTTCTGGCTCATTAGGAGCCATCTGCTCATTAGGGCTTTCGGGGTCATTGTCAAACCCTTCTAATGCCCTAGCAAGCTCATCCTCTAGGATCGCACTAAGGAAATCTTCTGCTTCGGCCATTAGTCAATTCTCCCAATACCCATAGCGGCTCGGACTTTGTTCCAGTCGCCTAACTCTTCATACCGCTCTCGAATTACACGCATTACTTCTTCTTGCGCCCATATCTCGTTTTCCTGTAAAGATACGGCCACAAGGTCAGTCGGCACTTCAAAGTCTTGTTTGCTAAGGTCTTCTGGTTTAGCTGGAGCAAACATTTTTGCTACCGATGAAAACCTGTGTACTGCAAAAACAAACGCAGACACCCACAAGAGTTCGATGATTGCAGACATTACAGCGTGGAAATAGTGATACTAGCGGTGCCACTCGACCAAGCAGACGCACGAACACGGAACGAGCTGATCGCATACGCATCACCAACAAAGAGTTTTACAGCGGTTGCTGACGTAGCCAGTGTACCACTGTTGCCGTCCTTGAGGTTGTACGATGCAAACGTAGACCCGTCCACGGTCGCTTCAAGCTGCAAGGTCCCCGAAAAGGTGCCCGTGATCTGCACGGAAATGACTCCGGGGCTCAGAAAACGACAGGCGTGAGTTATCGCCTCTCCGTTTGCGTCGATTGAACCAGAGGTGACGTTTTTGTAGTTAGGCATAACTGTGTCCTATGTAAACCAAATATCCGCAACATCATAGTCGCGATGTCGCGGCTTTCGCGACTTTTTCTTGTAATACACAAGTATAGCACCAGCAAGTATTACTGGAGCCGAAACCCAAACCTTCTTTAGCAGTCCCATGCCCTCAAGGACTTGTTGATCCTGCTGTTTGGGTCGTTAGCTGTTTTTGCCGAAGTCAGCTTTTTCTTCATACCTCTCATCCTTCGGCAAAAGGCAATCCTTCGTTTTGCCGCTTTAGGCGACCGCTTGGCTTCTGCTTTTTTAACGGGCCGTTTGATATTCTTGCCCTGAGCACGAAGAGAGGCACGACCTTTTTCGTTAAGGCCACCTTCGGGGTTTTTGCCCTCTTTTCTCTGCCAAGCAGGGCTTTTAGCCAT